GGCCTTTCGATTGAGAACGGCGTTCACCGCGACTTCCGCTATTCCGATATGCTCGACTACATCCACAACAATGTATTGCCTTATGCGAGAGTTGGTGCTGTGACTTGAGGACTGTAAAACGCAACAAGCGGCCTGTCGCATATGCGTTCTATGATGGCGTTACGGCGCTTACTGATTCCGATGGGCTTTACACTGGCGAGTATTCCGTCAGTCACACAACGCCTGTCAAGACGCTGATGAATGTGTCTGGCGGCAGAGGTCAAGCTGACATCGCTCTCTTTGGTCTGACTCAGACCTTCGCGCGAACTGCTACCACGGAAGACCTACGGACTCCGTTCAACACGGAAACTGTTTTTTGGATTGAGCGCGATCCTGACACCGAGCCGTTTGACTATCGTGTCGTGGCTGTGTCTCGCACCATCAATCAGGTTGTTCTGGCTTTGTCGGAGGTGGAAACCACTCTCGATGAAGAGAATAACGATTGAGCTTTCTCCGAGCAGTTGCCAAAAGGCGATTGAGGAGCTTAAGCGGTACGAGCGCGAGATCAGACCGAAGCTGGACGAAGTGTGCAGACGGCTTGCCGAGATAGGCCGTGAAGAAGCGGTGTCTATCGTTGATGGCATCAGGCTTTCCGAGGGTAACTCTGTTGAGCGAGTTGATGTTGTCAAAATCGACAACGGCTACAAGCTCGTGATGGAGGGCAAGGATGTCTACTTCATCGAGTTTGGTACTGGCGATGGCGTGAGCGCACACTACGACACTTCGGTTCCTGTGGCATGGGGTTCGTGGTCTGCCGAACACAGCCAAATGCTATTTGAGCATGGCTTCTGGTACTACGACAAAGTTCGCTACACTGGCACACCCGCTTATATGCCGATGTACTACGCCGAGAAGAAAATGCGCGAGGAGATGCCTCGCGTGGTGAAAGAGGTATTCGGATGAGATATTCTCGCAATGCTGTTTTTACAATCGTGAAAAACGAAATACAGTTGGACTTCCCGCATACCTACATCACTTCCCGGCTTGTGGCGAAGCCAGCTTTCTTCCCGGCCTGTTACATCCACGAGATAGACAATAACCGACCTGTGCAGAATGTCCAGTTCGACTATCAGGATGTTCAATGGGAGAGCGTCTTTGAAATCCAGGTCGTAAGTAACAAGAAAGACACGGCGGCATCTGAGGCTTACGACATCATGCAATCAGCCAAGGCCGCTTTCAACAAACTGTATTACCGCGAGTTCAGCGAAACGAACATCGACCGTGGTGATACCTTCACGATTGTGGGGCGCTTCCGCAGAATCATCGGCGGCGGCGATACTATCCCCAACACTTAAAAAAGGAGACACACATTATGGCAAATGCTGTTTCTACTGCCGGGATGTTGGTCAAGTATGCGGCTGAGACTACCGCTGGCACTCGCCCCACTTCTGGCTATACCGAAATCCCCGGTGTGAAAGCTCTCCCGGCTCTGGGCGATGAGGTAAATACCCTCCAGTCCACTCCGCTGAGTGCTACCAAGAACCACACCTACATCGCTGGCCTCGCCGATCCCGGTGGCTCCATCCAGCTTACCGTGAACGACTACCCCGCTTTCCGCACTGCGTGGCAGGCTTTCGTCACTGCTGCCGAGGCTCTGACCGATGGCAAGCAGATGTGGGTTGAGTACGCCTACCCCGAAAATAGCGGTCTGGACAGCTTCTACTTCCCCTGTATGCCCCATGCCCTCGGCTTCGGCGGCGCGGAGGTTGACAGCGTTCTGGAGAACATTGCGAACCTTCTGCCCTCTGGGGACTTCGAGTTCGCGGCAGCTTCCACCTGATAAACAACAGAGGGGCGGGAAACAACCCCGCCCCATAATTGTATAAGGAGATTGAGATGAGTTCTAAGAAGGAGAAAATCACCCCCATCGTATTCATGGGCCAGGGCGATTTTGAAGGGAGAGAGTTCACGCTGGACTTCACTCGGAAGTCCGTGGTAAAGGCTGAGAGGGCTGGGCTGAACGTGAACGCTATGGATAGCCAGCCGATGACCATGACTTATCTCATGTTCTGGGGGGCGTTCCAGGCCCGTCATCCGAGCATGACGCAAGCGCAGACCGACAAGATTCTCGATGAGCAGTTTGGCGGCATCGAGGGTCTGACGAGGATTCGTAACGAGAGCGGCGAGTCGATGCTGGAGCATCTCGGCAAGCTCTATGCGGCTCCGTTCAACACGCTTGCCCCGGATGAGGGAGAGGTAAACCCTCCCAAAGTGACGGTTCAGTTCTGACTGAGAAATCTGACGAGCCGCCGTCCACATTTGAAGAAATCTTTGAGGAGGCTTTTCCGCAATACCTCGTTATGGGAATGACATATGAGCAGTATTGGGAACAGTCTCCTTATTTAGTTGTTGCTTACCGAAAGGCTTACCGCCTAAAGCGAGAAGCCGAAAACGAGCAAGCATGGCTCCAAGGCATTTACACATTCGATGCTTTGGCTGTGTGTTTAGCCAATGTTTTCGCAAAGCGCGGAGCCAAGAAGCAAACATACATCGAACAGCCAATCGACATTTTCCCGCTCTCTGAGTCGGAGAAAAAACGCAGAGAGGCTAAAGAGTACGCGAAGATGCAAAAGGCTATGGAGGCCATGATGCGTAAGCAGCAACGCGAGAAGAAATCTAAAGGGTGATTAAATGGCAGATACGCTTGAATCCCTTGAAATAGAAGTTAAACATAGCGCATCTGGCGCGGCTGGTGAAATCAGCGGCGTAGCAAACGCCCTTCACGATCTTGGCAACCAACTCAAAAAGGTTTTGCCTGACATGAAGGAACTTGCGAAGGTTCTTTCTGGCGTAAAGGGCAACATCAACATAAACAGCGGGAAAGTGATTGACCCGCGCCACTCCTCGTCTGCCAGCCCGTCTTCAATTGCGAAAGAGATGCAATCTGCGGTTGAGATGAAAGACCCCGGAGCTTTCAGCAGCATCAAGGAAGCGCTTGATACTTCTCAAATTGAGGAGGCCGCATCCATTGTGAAGAGCGCGGCAGAGAAAACCTCGGATGTTGTATCCGAGGCGGCATCCCGCGCATCGGAAAGCATTACCGGGTTTTCGTCCACAGCAAGCGAAGTCGGGGCTACGTTCAAGAGAATGTTTGCTGATGGGATTTCTTCGGCGGTGAAAGCTGCCGGGGCCGTTGTTAAGGGTTCCGCGAAGGGAATCTGGACGGTGCTAAAGTCTCTTGGAAAGATTGGCAAGAGCGCGATAAACGGACTCTCTCAGTCTGCGAAGAGGGCTGTGCAGCCAATCAGCAAACTTATTAGTTCCGTTGGCAGAATTGCTTTCTATAGGCTGATTCGTTCCGCGATTAAGGCTGTCACGCAAGCGTTCCAAGAAGGGCTTGAGTACGCATACAAATTCAGCAACGGCATTGCTGGCGAGGGCCATAGGTTTGCAGAGGCGATGGATTCCATGTACTCTGCTGGCCTGACGATGAAAGCGCAACTCGGTTCTGCGTTCATCTCTCTGCTTGCCATCATCGCACCCATTGTAAATGCCATCATCGCTCTTGTCACTCGACTTGCCAACGCAATCGCCCAACTGTTTGCCGCATTCACTGGCGGCAGATATCTCAAGGCGAAAACGATGGCTGAGAGTTTTGCTGACACGATGGACAAGGGCGCTGGTTCTGCCAAAGAATGGAAGAACCAATTGCTCGGCTTCGACGAGATTAACAGGCTCGAAGAACCTTCTGGCGGCGGTGGAGGAGGCGGCGCTCTTGACCCGATGTCCATGTTTGAAGACTCGGAAATTGCTCCTGGAATCAAGGCGTTTGTCGAAAAGCTGAAAGCCGCCATTCGTGCTGGTGACTGGAAAGGCGCTGGCACTCTGCTTGGCGAGAAGATTATGGAACTCTTCCCAAGCGCAGAGAAGTGGAAAGAGTGGGGCGAGAAGCTCGGCAGCGGACTGAACGGCGTTTTGCAGACGCTCTACTATACGCTTGACACAATCGACTTCTCTGATCTTGGCAGCAGACTTGCCGGGTTCTTTAACGGGCTTTTCGAGCGCATCGACTTCTCTTACTTGGGCGCTCTTCTGGTGAAGAAGTTCACAATTGCTATCGACTTTTTCAGCGGCTTCCTCGCAACGCTCGACTGGGCTTCTCTTGGCAAAGCGATTGGAGACTTCCTTCGAGGCGCTCTCGATGAGGCATCTGCGTGGCTCGAAAGACACGATTGGGAGCAAATCGGACGGAATATGTTCAACAAGTTCTCCGATTTGATTCGCGGCATCAACTACAAAGAGCTTGCGAGAAGCTTTTTCAGAGCATTCGTAAATGCGCTCGTTGCGCTCACTGATCTGCTTGATGGATTCTTCTCCCCTGTTATCGAGGCGCTCGACAAATACTTCTACGACAAATTCGGCGAAATCGGCTCTCAATGCTGGGAAGGGTTCAAAGAGGGCCTGAGTTGGGGTGTCTTTGGCGGTGCAAAAATCGTCGAGTGGATGACAAATGACTTCGCAGACCCAGTTATTTACGGAGCGAAGGTTGGCCTCGGAATCCACTCGCCGTCCACGGAGTTTGAAGAAATCGGCAGATATGTTGTTGAGGGCTTCCGAAACGGCATGAGTAGCGCGTGGTCTACTGTTACTGGCTTTTTCGAGAGTGCGTTTGGTGGACTGTTTGCGTGGTGTAGCAGTGCGCACGGTTGGATTCAGAACATCCTGACTGGCATCGGGCTTATTAATAGTAGTAGTCCCGGAAGCACTTGGGGCGGGAGCGGTGGCTTCAGTGGAAGAGGCGGCAAGTTTGCTGACGGCGGGTTCCCCACTGATGGTCAACTGTTTATCGCACGAGAGGCTGGCCCGGAGATGGTCGGCACTATCGGGGGCCGCACCGCTGTTGCCAATAACGATGATATCGTTGAGAGCATTCGGCAAGGCGTTTTCGAGGCCGTCACCGCTGGAATGAGCGGAAGCTCTGGCGAAACTGTCGTGAAGGTCTATCTTGACAGCCGCGAGATTCGTACTGGTCAGCAACGGCTGAATCGTGCAATGGGGGTGTGATGAATGAAGGTTGAAATCTACGATAACGCAACTGATACCTGGGCTGACATTACACCCTGGATTGCATGGCAAGGCTTGACTTTCTCCCGCAACGATGTGGACGCGCCAAACGCTGGTCGTGATATGAGCGGACTTATGCACAGAGGCCGTGTCGCTGTCAAAGAAAAGATGACGATCAGGACAGTCCAGCTAAACCGCGAACAATGCAACAGGCTCTACGAACTGCTCTATCCAGAGACGATATATGTTAGGGTCAATCCCCACCCGGAGACGAACGGGGAAAAGGTGATGTATATGTATTCCAATAATGTGAGTACGCAATATGTCATCAACCGAGGGAACGGCGAGGAGCTTAAGTCCATGTCCTTCCCGCTAATCGAAAACTAAGGGGGTCAGATAGATGCAAACCACATCTGACCTCTATCGGCAGATTCTATCGTCTGACAACCATTGGTTCGAGACTAAAGTGCGAATCAATAATGTTGACTACGGCGAGGATGTGCTGTTCAGCGTTTCGACTGAGACAGCCATGTTCACGAACGACCCGGAAGTCGGACGCGCCATAGCCGGGGAGATAGATGTGAGTCTGCTCTCCCCAGATGAGACTATCCCGCCGATGGCGAAGGTGGAGCCGTTCGTCAGAATCGCCTCCTATATGTCCACGAACCCGGATGTCTATATCGAGAATGACATCCTCGTTCTGGACTCTGTTGCGACGATTAGCAGTAATATCGTGCAGTTCGACGGCTCTGCCACAACGAGAAACGACATCGTGTTCTTCCAGCGTGGGTATTATCCGACTTACTCCGAGTGGCTTCCGAAGGGCGTGTTCTACATCGACACACGCGAGACGAGCCGCAACGGGAACGGGCTGAACATCCTCAGCATCCACGGCTATGACGCGATGCTATTCGCCGAGCAGCTTTACCCAAGCACTACTCACGCATGGCCTATGATTGACACGGCTGTTGTTCAAGAGATGGCGGCTACGATGGGCGTTGTGGTTGACCCGCGCACTTATAACCTGATGACTTCGGGCTATATGATTCCTCTGCCGGGAAGCTACTCCATCCGCGAGGTGCTTGGCTATATCGCTTCGATGTATGTAGGCTCATTCATCATGACGGAAACCGGGCTTCTGCGACTGGTCAGCATCACGGAACTGCCCGAAGAAACAAACTATCTCATCAATAACGCTGGAGATGCCATTACCTTCGGCGGTGATCGAATCCTTGTTTAAGGAGGACACGATAATTGAGCATTAAAGGATTTAGCGTTGGCGGCGTAGTCCAACGCTATGACTACACAGCCCTTGACAACCTCCCGCAAGGACAGGGTGTCTCCGACGATCTGAAAGCGGCTCTGCTCCAGATTGCCCAGAAAGTCGCGTACATCGATGACCAAGGGCAGACATACTACGATGCCTTGTACGATGCGCTCTATCCTGAGAAGACGCTCCTTTCCATCACGGCGAACTTCCAACAGGGTCAGGCCGTTGTGTACAACACGGACAGCCTTGACAGCCTTAAGCAGTATCTTACTGTGACTGCTATTTATGATGACGCAAGCACCGAAACCGCGCCGAGTTCTGCGTACACTCTGAGCGGCACTCTCACGACTGGCACTTCGGTGATTACCGTCACCTATGAGGGCAAGACCGATGCGTTTAACGTTGTCGTGACTGCGGCTCCCATGTCTTTCACTGTTACGAACACTCTCACGGGATGCACCACGAGCAACAGCGCAACGAGCGTTTTGGAGGACGCTTCCTACACCGCCGTCATCACCGCTTCGAGCGGCTATACGCTTGTTGGCGCTACTGCGTCTATCACAATGGGTGGTCAGGATATCACTACTTCCGCATATAGCGGCGGCATTATCTCCATAAACAATGTGACTGGCGCTCTTGTGATCGCTGTGTCTGCTGTTGAGCGGGTGCTTTCCTCTATCACGGCTGCCTACACGCAGAGCGGGACAGTATACGATACGGATTCGCTGGATTCTCTCAAGGCAGACTTGGTTGTTACCGCCAACTATTCCGATGGCTATACGCAGACCGTTCCAGCCGATGACTATACGCTGAGTGGGACGCTGACTGAGGGAACTTCTACAATTACCGTGAGCTACGGTGGTAAGACCACTACGTTCGATGTGACGGTGACTGCTGGGCCTTTGTACTTGTTTGATGACAGAGATTTCACAATCGCAACGGTATCTAATCATAGGGAATATCTGCAAGTATCCAATGGGAACCACTTTAAGTTTTACAATTATCGTGGTGGTGGAAATGATTGGGTTTATGCCTCTCCCACGAACACGGCAAAAACCACTCCCTCGTGGCCCGCTATTTTTAGTGTGCAAGCTGGTGATGCAGTAGTATTAAAACTCAAAAATGGCTATGTAGAGACAGCCAGAACTGACGGGAAAGTGTTTATCAATACTTCTCTGAGAAATACAAGTGGTGCGAGACTGTGGGGATGGACTTCCGCAGAATCTGACAGCCCTCTCTACATCGACACTTCTGTGGGCAATCGGGTTGACTTCACGGAGCTCACAATGAATATCACGCCGGATTCGAGTGCGTCAATCGGATGTTTGCTGTTTTATTCTTGGGGAGATTTCGCGAGTGGAACCACGCAGTACACGCAAATCACTTTTGAGGCTGACTGGGAAGTGTGGGTCAATGGCGTGAGATATATCTAAGGTGGTGATGAATCATGTCAATAGTTTTTGATGTCGATGGTAATATCATAGGTAGAAAAATATACTCAAACCCGGTAATTCAAGGTTTGACTGTATCAGACCCGTCTGCCGTGTACGATAATGGTCTATTCTATGTTTTTTCAACTAATGACCATGTTCGTATAACTTCTTCCCCTGATTTGGTTTCGTTTGTTGACTGTGGGTTTGCGGTAACTGATGAAGACTATGCAACGCTTTGCACGTTGACAAATAACAGCACTACTCATTGCTGGTCGCCAGACGTACTAAAAGTCGGTGATTTGTGGCTCATGTTTGTTTCCGTAGTTGCTGGAAACACTGCGACAAACTGCCATATGTGCGTTTTCTCTGCTCCAAACGCAAAAGGGCCATGGAAGTATCGCGGTGAAATTACAAATGCATCCTCTTTAGGACTGAATGATTGCATTGACGCAAATGTTGTAAGGGACAATGACGGAAAACTATACATGTTTATCGGCTCGTCTTACGGCAACTATCTCATCAAACTGTCTGATGATGGATTGAGCATTGATTCCTCATTCTCAAAAGTTTTGATTCACCCGCATACCCCGTCTGGGTCTACTGACACGAGGCTTGAGGGGGGCTATGCGTTTTGGCGAAACGGATTCTACTATCTCTTCTTCTCAGCTGGAATGTACACAAAAAACGGTGGCTATCATTTGGTTGTTGCACGTTCTCAGTCTTTGCAAGGCCCATTTTTGAACAAAAATGGAGATTCACTTGTTGAATCTGCAAACACTGGAACGACATTGCTTAGTGGTGATTCTAATTTTTATAGCCCCGGTCATAATGGGAACATCTTTATTGATTCCACCAATGAATATTGGACTTTATACCATGCATATCCAGCCGCAGAAACCAGCAGGGAACTTATGCTCCAGAAGATAATGTGGGACGAAGATGGTTGGCCTTATTTTGAAAACGCATCAATTTCATCTGGTGGGGATGCACCAATCTTTTGACATGAGGCATACATGGAGGCGGTTAAATGAGAGACATTCTAATTGTTGCGCTCTGTTGTATGACTTGCTTACTCGCTGGCGGCGCTGAGAAATTGGAGGATGGCTAATGTCGGACATCGTTAACATCAGGAGACGGGCATCGTCCTTGGACGCTTCTCCACAATTTGATAGCTACTCGAAGGTCATCATTCATGTGAGCGACGAAAGCTCCATTACTGTCGGCGATGACACTGGGCGAACGCTGGAAATCGACAACCCGTGGGGAACCCAGCAGATGGCGGCTGATATCCTCGCAAGATTGCGGGGGTATCAGTACCAGCCATATGAAGCTGACGGCGCGCTCCTCGACCCGGCTGCTGAGATTGGCGATGGTGTTGCTGTCGGCAATATTTACGGCGGCATATATCGGCGCGGAACCAGTTTTAGCCGATTGATGGCAAGCAGTATCTCTGCTCCCAAAGATGAGGAGATCAACCACGAGTTCAAGTTCGAGTCACCGACAGAGCGGAAGTTCACAAGAGAAATTGGTGATGTCCGCGCAACGCTACTTGTGCAGTCCGACCAGATTTCCGCAAAGGTTTCTCAGCGGCAAGACAGCCAGTCGTTTGGATGGGAACTGCTGTCTGACCACTGGTCTGTCAAGTCGAACGGGCGAGAGGTCTTCCGAGTGGATGACACGGGAGGCACTTTCGCTGGCGAGGTAGTGGCACAGAGCGGCAGAATCGGCGGTTTCACGATTAGTGCAAGCGCGATTTACAACAACATCTCTCAATTCGGCGGCTCGCAGTCGAGCGGTGTGTACATCGGCACGAACGGCATCCAGCTTGGTCAAGGATTCAAGGTGGACGCATCAGGCCACATGGAGTGCAACAACGCCACTGTGCGAGGTACTATACGCGCTGGCGATATCCAGTACGGCGGCTCGAACGGCTACTTCAACGGTGGCGGTATCAGCGGCGGCTCCATCGGCACTGGGCAACTGAGCAACTATGTTGTAGGCGGCGTTGGCGGCGGTGTCGGGTATAACAACGCTACTGTTTACAATACTGGAAGTTATCCTTCCTATTTTACTTGCGGAACGCTGTACTGCAATAAAATCGTCTGCAACAGTTATGTAACAAGCATGGGAGTTCTCAGCGCCAGGTCTAAAAGCACCGCAACCGTTGTTATTGGCGGCGCTTAAGGAGGAAACACATGGTATCACTCATTGAAATCAAACTTGCCCTTGACGGCATCCAGAAGGGGAGCGGAGACGATTGCGCGAAGTACATCGACGAGGCAATCGAAAAGCTCAAGACCGCTCAAGAGGCGCTCAACACCGTCTCTGTGCGTGGTAGGCATGATGTCGATGCGCTCCTCGGATGTATGCTCGGAATCGACCTCATCATAGGGGAGGACAACAATGGCAGATAAAACAATAGGCGATCTCGTTGCGGCGAGTCAGGTCAACCCGCCTGACTTGTTCGTGTTGGAGCAGAACTCCACCGCTAAAAAGCTCTCCGGGCAGACGCTCGTAACATATCTTCTCGCAATGATAGACGGACATGGTGGCATCGTGGGCATCACCTGGACTACCAGCGGTCAGTCTGGAAACGGGCAGACGCACACGGGAACCATCACCTACGCAGATGAAAGCACGAGTCAAATCGTGTTCCGCGATGGGCTTAAGGGGAACACGGGCGATGCGTCATTTGTGTGGATAAAGTACTCGTCCAGACAGCCCACTACCGACGCAGACCTCGGCAACAATCCCGACCAGTGGATGGGAATTTACTCTGGCACGGCTGACCGCGCCCCGGATACATACACGGCGTACACCTGGTATAAAATCAAGGGCGAGACTGGCCCCGGAGCGCAGCTTGTGAGCCGCACCGTGGAGTATCAGGAGTCCAGTTCCCCCACCAGCGCGACAGGCGCTTGGCAAAGTACCGTGCCGACTGTCAGGGCCGGGTATTATCTGTGGACTCATGTCACACTGACCTTCGACACAGGCTCTCCCGTAGACTGGTTCGAGGTGGCCCATCAGGGAGTTGACGGCGAGGGTTCTGTGTCCTCTGTTAACAGCATCAGCCCTGACGCGAACCACAATGTAGAGCTTACTGCGGATGACATTGACGATGACGGCACGAGCGTTCACGACAAGATTGCGGCGCTCGAAGGGGCCACAACGGATGCGCAGAGCAAAATCACCGCATCTGGCATCCTTAAGGGCGCTGGCTCTGGCGTTGTCAGTGCGGCTGTTAAGGGTACTGACTATGGCGCTTTGAGCTTCACCGTTACGCTGACTTCCAACGGATGGAGCAGCAACACGCAGACCATCACGGATAGCAGATTCGCAACATCTGGCTACGCTTATACGGTTTCCCCGGCAAGCGCCTCCAGAACTGCGTACAACGATTCTAACGTATACGCTGACGATGTGACCGTTGCAAGTAAGATGACTTTCCATTGCGACTCTGCTCCGAGCAGCAACTTGACTGTGAATGTGATTAGGATGGTGAGCGCATGAGCCTGACTATCAATACGAGCGGCGGCGGCGGTGGTAGTATTCAGCCGACCGATGGACTGGTAAGGGTCATCGCAGACTACGGCTCATCCGTTTCCGTCACGGCTGGCGGCACGACCAAGACGCTCAGATCTTTGCCAATCGTTGGCGATTCCAGCAAGGGGTGCTACTACGATGTAGTGAAGCCGGGGGCGTTTTCCTCCTCGGCTCGGAGCTACTCTGCCACTCTCGGCAGCGACAGCGCAACGGAAACATTAGTTGTGAATGCGGCTGGCGAGTACACGAAGGAGATTTCCTACTGGAACGGCGAACTTTATCTCAACGGCAACCAGTACACAGCCCACACTGGCGGCTGGGTGTCCAAGAATGTCCGCTATGCAGAAACAATTCCTGGAACCACCTATTACATCGCTGCGGTTTATCCTACGCTCGACATGAGTGGAAGCACCATGATTGCAAGCGTAACGACAAGCGGAACGGATAACAACAGCGGCTCTGTTATTACGGCGAATAAGGTTGACCTAACGGACTACGACTCCGTAACCTTCACGCTCAACCTCGCAAATACAGGGGCTGTGCGAAATGTCATCTGCTATGTAACAGATACCGATGATGCGTCTGGAAGCGTATTCACGCACGATGCGCAGGCCTCTTCTTCCACCAATGGTGACATTACGCTGACCGTTGATGTCAGCAGCTTGAGCGGCGAATACTATGTAGGCTTTAATATCTGGGCTGGCGGCTATAGCAACACGACCGCAACTGTGACGAGCATCATCTTGTCGTGAGGAGGAGTAGGCCATGTACGATAAGCAAAAAGTAATTGACCTGGCGTGGAGTCAGGTTGGATACCACGAGAAAGCCAGCAACAGCCAGCTTGACGATTTCACGGCGAACAGCGGAGATCAGAACTGGACAAAATATGCCCGTGACCTCGACAAGATGAGCGGGTTCTACAATGGCCCCAAGAATGGCTATGCATGGTGCGATGTGTTCGTGGACTGGTGCTTCGCTACTGCATACGGCAGAGAAGCCGCTCAGTTCCTCCTGTGCCAGCCTGACTACTCTGCTGGTGCTGGGTGTAGCTTTTCTGCGCAGTATTTCAACAACAAAGGCCAGTTCCACAAGAGCGGCCCCCAGCCTGGAGATCAGATTTTCTTTGGCTCTGCGTGGAACAACATCTGGCATACCGGGTTGGCTGTCGCTGTCAGCGATAGCTATGTGACGGCAATTGAGGGAAACAGCGCAGACCAGGTGGCGAAGCGCATCTACAAGGTGAGCGACCCCAACATCTTCGGATACGGAAGACCTGAGTGGGGCGAACAGCCTGTTGTCGTTGTGCCTGACGAGGAAAAAGGTGACGAACCCGCAGAAAAACCTACGGAAAATGTGATTGAACCCCCGGAAACTCACACTTATTCCGTGGAGCTTCCTCTCATCATGATTGGCGATGAAGGGCCTTATGTCAAGGCTATTCAAGCTCTCCTCATTGCGAGGGGATACGACTGCGGCAACAAGCCTCTGTTTGGGGCTGAGAAACCTGATGGCGATTTCGGTCGCATGACTGAGAAAGCTATTGGCTTCTTCCAGTCGAAGAACGACCTTGAAATCGACGGCGAAGTTGGAGGGCAGACCTGGGCGGCGCTCCTTGGAAACTGGGGGTGAGGAATGTGAGTGACGCAATCATCGTTGCAATCATCGCTGGCATTTGTTCTGTGCTTGGTCAATGGTTGATTTCACACCAGCAGAGTCAGAAGCGCAAGACCGAGGATGCCGTGCGAGATGCCCGTCAGGAGGACAGACTCGCAAGCATCGAAAAGAAGCTTGACGAACACAACGGCTACGCTGAGAAATTTGCCTTGATTCAGACAGACATCGCAGTTATCAAAGCCAAAATCGGACAATTATAAGAAGGAGATGCAGCAAATGGATTGGAAGCGCAAATTCAGTTCTCGTAAGTTCTGGCTGTCCATCGCCCTGTTTGTATCTGGCCTCATCCTGGCTTTCGGTGGCTCTCAGGAAACCGCTGATACCGTGATGGGCTGCATCATGCAAGGCGCGGCTGTCGTGGCCTACATCATCGCAGAGGGCCTGGTCGATGCCGAGGACACTCGCTACGAACCGAGAAAATAACTGCTTTAGTTAACATAAAAAGTTAGTAATTTGTCAGCAAAATTGTGTGAAACATACCCCTTATTTTGTGTTATGTTAAGCCACAGAATTACTACACTTCTACTAACTAAAGTATGAATTGCTCTCAAAAGTTCACAGAAACAAAGAAAAGAGGTAGAAAGCAATCACTTTCTACCTCTACTTAGTTGGTGACCCGTACGGGACTCGAACCCATGCGCAAAACCCCAAACCCGTTGAAAACACTGGGTTTTTTGGAGTAGGTAGTAATTTTGTCAGCATAATGTGTTACATAACATTATGTTAACCACATTTATGTCAACTAAAAAACTCCCTCATTTTGGCAATATCGGCGTTGGCATCGGCGTTTGCGAGGTGGGTGTAGACCCGGTGAACGGTGTCTGTGTTAGCCCAGCCGCCCTCTCGCATGGTGGTGGCTTCGCTCCATCCGAGATGGTAGGCGAGGCTGGCGAAGCTGTGGCGAAGTCCATGCACACCGACTTGCGGTAGGCCGTGCTTCTCACAGAGCTTGTTGATGAGGCCGTAGAGTGTTGTCGGGTTCGTTGTCACCAGTCTGCCCTCTTTGGCTTTAATCAGTTCGGTGAGTCGAGGGATTACGATGTGGACATCTCTGGCTGATGTCTCGTTCTTGTTTGTTTGCTTATCAACTAATTTGTTGTTCAGCCCAACGACAGACGCGCCACGGATGTGGATGATGCCAGCTTTGGTGTCTACATCCTCTGCCGTAAGGTGCAAGAGTTCAGACCGACGCAGACCATTGAGAGCAAGGAGCGCACCAACTTCGTAGGGTTTGCCTTTAATTGCCCCACAGAACGCCTTAATTTGGTCATAGTCGAGCCATTGACGGTCTTGCTTTGCTTTGCGCGGCAGATTCACTTGCGGATACGGCCTGTTCGCATGGCCCAGAGCGGCAGTCACCAGCCTCCATGCGTTGTGAACAGTCTTAGGCTTTAGGCGCTTCGACTCGCCGTTAATCATCTGCTGATATGGAACATCCTTCACATCCATATCCATGTACGGCTGAAAGCGCGTCTTGCGATATGACTTGTAGGCGTTGATGGTCGATGGGCTGAGAACTTGGTCGTTATCCTTAATGTAGTTATCAATAGCTGTTCCGAGCGAGAGCTTCGGGGCAGCTTTTTTTATTTCCAGAAGCCCCGACTTGGCGGCTCTGGCCTTTGCGTAGTATTCCTCTTCGGAATCTTCTGAGATGTAAACCCTCTGATCTCCAACCATCATCTGTGCGTACCACTTGTTCCCCTTGCGCTTCGGCTGCGGGACTTTGATTTCATCAGCCGCAAGCACCTGACGGAAGCCGCACCACGGGCAGAAGATGGCGTTGTCAGGAATCTCTCGCTTGCATCGTGTACTCTTGCACTTCATGATGCCTCCACAATCTGTATCGGTAGCCCGTTATAAAAGTCTCCTCTAACAATATGCATCAATTCGTGGATGTAGTCTTCCATCTGCTGATCTCTGGAGCGTCGAGGGTCAAGAAACATTGAGTATGTTCCGTCTGCATTTGGCATAACGAATGCGTAGATTCCCTTCGGCATCTTCATAAAGTAGACAAAGAAATCAACACCTTCGATTGGCATGGTCAATTTAATTCGCATCCTCCTTCAACTTTTCGATTTGCGAAATGAGCGCATAGATAGAACTTGCTGGAACATCCTTCGCTGAGTGGAGCAAGATGCGAAGGTCTTGCCTGTCGCGCAGCATTTCCCTGAGTTCGTCCGTTTCATCTGACTTTTCATAGTCAGAAAGGTCTATTCCGAGACACTTTTCAATCTTTTGCAGTTTGTCTGCTGTTGGCTC